TCCATGAGTGCATAGAAGCACTGATCACATTTATTTACCACTGTACTTCCTTTGTAAGTATTCGATAGAGAGCAGCATTTCATCAAAGCCTCCGTCTTTCACATCATTTAAGACAACCAAGCCACGCCAGTGACGGTTAGATAGTTTGTCCATGTACGACTCATCGTGTAGATAATAACTACCAGCGATGATACCGCAAATAGGTTTCCCATCAGCACGTTTACCATAGGCAATCTGCTTTCCCTGTTGGTGACCAGCCACGCAAGACATATGCAACTTATTGACAAGAGCACTAGCAGTCCCTGCTGGCCTTCCCATCGCACCGACAGGCCAATAGTGATTAAAGCCAACACCATTGATAAAGACAGGATGGAGGAAGCTGTGAACTTCCCAATCTTTGTCATACCCGAGATCGTTAACACTGATCAATCCTTCAAGTGTAGGGTTATTGTTTACAGCTCGGTCGATACGATTCTCGTGGTTACCCAGAGTCAATACCATCCGAGGCTTGTAAACCTTCTCCTTGTTCTTCTTCTGCTTACTTTGAAGATCACGCAAGGGCTTCAGAAGCATCTTCATAGCCTCCTTAGTCACCTCAATGTCCTTCTTGTAACGCAGTCCTTCAAAGTACTTAGACCCCTTCACATCGTGAGTGGACAGTGAAGGTAGGTCCGCGAAGTCACCAATGTTCACAACAACATCTGGTCGATACTCACAGATAGCCTTACCTGCCCATTCTAGATGCTCTAGTGGTACTCCTTCTTTGACTTGACAGTCAGGGATTACCAATATACGCATCATTCATCCCAACTGAAGTGAGTGTTTTCCTTGGACTCTTCCTCTGGCACATAGTACTCACCACTCCAAGGATCGATGTAAGACCAAGGATTATTCTTAACCTGTTGGTCATCACGCAAGCGAATCTTAGATCGAATGTCGTACTTATACACAGACTCAAGGAAGTTTACAAAGTCATCCAAACACTCCATCCATGTAGGGCCGGGATTGTTAAACTTTGTTGTGTACACCTTTCCGTCACAGTCGACATACTGAAAAGAATATGCTGTGTGGTCTTCCATATCAATCATCGTTCATCTCCTGACCCTGTGAGGGTATTGTGAATCTGTCGTTGTGCCAGCTTCTGCAAGTTCTTACTTGCTAGGTCAGCTAAGCTCCAGCCCATCACCGTAGACAGACCAGCGATCTGCCACAGTACATCACCAACTTCCTTTTGCATACCTTCTTCATCCAAGATACCATCTCGAATCCACTTGGCATACTTACCTGCAACTTCACCAGCTTCCGAGGTAAGGTTAGATACCATGTAAGCAGGGTTCTTTGCTGTCTCTAGCGCTGTCTTGAACGCTAGTTCTTGATACTCTTCCATCAACATACAGGGTTACTCCATTCTGCTACTACAAACTTCAAGGTAATATACTTCTGAGTATCGCCGGGGTACATATACCGAGTGACATCAAAGCCACCTGAAGCAGTATAGTATTCAGGGGAAGGATCAGCTTTGTATACGCCCTCCAGCAATCTACGTGCCATACGCCGAAGCTCACCAATACTCACCTCACTGTCTGAACTATCAAAGTATTTCCACCCAAGACAATCCATAACCTTCTTGACCTTATCAAAGTCAAACTCATCCAGCAAGTCTTCAATCTGTTCGATTCGCATTAAATGCCTCCATTGTGTTAGGGAACAACTTAGTCAACTCATCACGACACTTCTCAGCTACCTCTCGATGTTCCTTCTGCGTAGCCTTGTCACAGCGAATATCCACATAGTGCAGCCAACTACGCAGTGTACCGTTCATGTACATCTTACTCATTGTCAGTCCTTCAGGTAGCAGCTTACGGGCTTGCTCCTTAGCAATACCTTTAGCCAATGCCATATTGTACATCAACTCAGCATCATCACGGATACGTTTCTGTGCATTGAACCACCAACCATGCATTGCAGAGTCACCCACTTCGATACTGTTCTGTCGGTTCTTCGTGTCCTGCAAGCGCACCTCAGACATCTCAAAGCCTTGCACAGCAGCATATCGCTGAGAGAACTCTTGGAAGCTGAAGCTACGATGACGAAGAATCTGCCGAGCAATGTCACGAGTAGTCTCGATCTCCATACACACGTTAGCCATCTCGAAAGGTGACCAGTGCTTATGCTTGATCAGATACTTCAAAAGCTTAGGCGCTGTCTCTTGAGCATTCTGGTTCTCAGGGTTACTCACACGAGCACAGTACGCTACAGCTTCTTCAGCATTCGGTGTAGCCCAAACTACTTTAACATTACTCAACTTCAATCCTTTCGCCATCCCACAATCGGGCATTGATGAAACCCCACATACCCATCTTGATCAAATAGTCACGCTCATACGCTGTGAACGTATAAGTAGTGACCTTTGTCTCTTTAACTGTTACTTTCATGTGCATTCACTCCGTTCATTAATCCACTCCTCGGGGATAGTCTTATCAGCAAACTTGTATCCGTTCTTCCGACACCACATAGCATACGTTGTCTTAGACGTTTTGCTGATACGTGCATTGGAATTACTGAATACAAACCTAATGTCGAGATCGGGATTATGTCTCTTAACTAACAAATGCTTCTGACGATCAGGTGCTAAGAAGCGCCCTTTAGTCTCCACAATGATCCCGTTTGGAAGCTGGAAGTCAGGTGTGTACACATGAGAGGAAGCAGGCTTGATGTACTTCAGCTTAACCTTCTCGTATGTGTAAGACACTCCTAACTGATCCAACTGTTCCGCTACTCGCTCTTCAAGGCCTGATCTGAATCCGTACTTGATTGCAACTTGTTTGGCAGTAATTTTACGTCCGGTTGCCATATTTGTCCTTCATAACGTCTCAGCCACAGGAGCTGTCCTTGTTCAGTAAAATACTCTGCCGTATGTCCCAGTTCTTGATACTTGTCAAAGACTGCTTGTAGAAGTTCTTCTTTAGTCTTTGCTTCCGCCAGAGCTTTAGCCGCCTTTTTAGGGCCAATTCCAGCCAAGCATGGGATGTTGTCGATCCTGTCACCCGTGAGTAACTGAGTACAGAACGCTTTGTACGCATCGAAATCGCTAACATAGTACCTCTCATCTCGAACAGGGTTGTAGTGCCATCCTTGAAGCTGATCCAAGTCCTTATCCACATGAACAATCCAGCACTCATCCAAGAGCTTAGTGGAGTCAATGGCTACGGCATCATCAGCTTCCTCACCAACTGTAACGATGGCATCATGACGCTTGACTAAGTGCTCCCGCAGGGCTTCATAGTGCTTAGGTCTGAGTACATCCTTACGGTTGCCTTTGTACGGCACTGTCTTGGCAATGTCATAACGGTAGTTAGATTTACCTGTGAGCCAAGCTAGATAATGATCAGCCTTGAGATTCACGTAGATAAAGTCTTCTAACCACTCCGTTAATCGTGCCTTAGCGATGCCAACTGGCTCATCCTCCGTACTGAATCCAATACGGTAAACAAGAAAGTCAGCATCGATCAGTGCAATCTTAGGTTCCTGCTTAGAGGATGTCGTCATCGTCACCTTCGGCATCTTCACCGTAGACAACCAAGTCAGTAACGATGAGCTTACCAATCGAAGGAGCAGCGCCATACTTAGCACTCATCTTGTGGCGATAAGAGCCAACCAGAGCAGTCACCTTAGTACCATTACCAATCTGACCAATGTCAACAGCGTTACCCTGTTCATCCACAGGCTCGAACACAAACTTAGACTTACCAACAATGTAGTTACCCATTGTGTCCTTGTTCTTGATCACAATACCTTGGCCTTTAAGAGCCTCACAAGCCTTGTCAGAGAGCATACCCAGTGTGCATTCATACTTGGTGTTGTCCTCGTTGAATTTGGTATTGAAGTCCTTCATCCAGTTAGCCCAAAAGAGTTGACCAGAGACTTTGACAGGTTTGTTATCCATGAGAATTTTCCTTTAAATGTTATGAGAATGTCTGTCTTTCCAGACTGTCGGGGTTGGTGCGAGTGGCGGGGGTCGAACCCGCAAGCCTTTCGGCGGCAGATTTTAAGTCTGCTGTGTATACCAATTCCACCACACTCGCTTGATGTTACTTGACTTCTACGTCAGCGATCTCTTCCTGTGCTTTATACTGCTCCACCAACTTCTGGTGCAATGGGAAAGCACCTGATTCGGTAGGCAGTTGTCCGATCACACGGATGATGAAAGCTGCTTCGTTAGTTTCGAGATTAAAAGTCATCTAAGTTCCTTTCGTTTGATTCACAATTATTGTATCACACTTTCGTGCAATGTCAATGGGTTTCTTTAAGTAATCAAGTACTTTTTCAATTCCTTCTATGTTATCTCCTAGTTGACCCAAGGATCGATTACATCCCCTACACAATACTCCTCTAAATTTCAGTGTATCGTGACAGTGATCGTAACACAATTCTTCGGTTTTACCGCAGATTTCACAACAGCTACTTGTTGACATCCTTTGTTTGTACGTGGCAGCGTCCACCCCGTATCTCTTCTTTGTTTGGTGATCTGTCTTCCAGTCCTTCATTTTAGGATGTGAGTCTTTTCTCTTTTGCTCACACGCTATACATCGGTTCCTAAAGCCATACTTACTTCCTTTGGCTTTAACAAACTTAGTTAGCTCTGAGGAGATTAAACCACACAATGTACAATGCCTAGTGGGTGTGTCTCCATGATTTTCCATATTTATATTCTCCATCTAAAGGACACCTCAATTTAAAAAACTCACCAGCTTCTCGAATAGATTCAACACAAGCCTTTCCCACTATATCCGCTAACTCAGGAGAGGTTTCTAGCTGAATTTCATCGTGGACGTTAGCAACGTACTTAACAGCCCACTTGTTAGCCTTGACCTTGTTGTCGAACAAGACCAAAGCCTTCTTCATCACGATTGCTCCTGCTCCTTGGAGAAGCGAATTGAGAGCAGCGTGTTCAGATCGTACCCAAATACGTCTTCCGTCGAGCCCGGGAACCCACCCTTTGGCGGCTTGCTTGCTGACTCGTTCAATGAGCTTTGCCAAGGCTGGTGTTTGTGATAGGAATTTTGCTTTGAGTCTTGCACCATCTTTAGCAGTACCACCAACGATGCTTCCAATCTTTCCATCTCCAGCTCCGTAGAGAAAGGCGTAGATGAATGTCTTGGCATTATCTCGGGTAGATAGTCCAGCAGCTCGTTGGTTGACCGTATGTACGTCTGTACCATCTTTAGAACTTCCCTCTGTAACTGTTCTGACATATCCTGCATCCTTCATATAGTGAGCCAACATACGAAGCTCCAAGCCTGAAGCATCGCAACCTACCAACACATTCCCTTCTTCAACAGTCCAGCACTCACGGCACTCAGGGCCATAGATGCTACCTGCATTGGGAATCTGAGCCATGTTAGGGCTGCTATGGGTCATACGACCTGTCACAGCACCATTGGTAATTACCTTACCATGTACTCGTCCATCCTTGCCTACAGCTTCCATCCATGACTCGATCTGACTGATACGTTTCTGTAGCATCAAATACTCAGCAATGGTCTGAGCCTCGGGAATCTTGATGTTAGCCAAGACTGTTTCATCAATCTTAGGAATACCTGTCTCGGTAAACTCCTTAGGCTTCCACCCTAGTTCCTTCAGTCGCTCTCCGATCTGTTGTCTACTTCCGGGGTTGAAAGTAACCACGCTGTCCTTGAGTCTCTTTCCTGTTTTGTCAGAGTATCG